ATGGCGAAAACGACGGCATCGGGGCGCTGGTCGGCTGAAAAAGAATCAGTCTTTCTCAGTATTTTACAGCAGAGCGGTAATGTGACGGCGGCGACGGCGGCGGCGGAGCTGGACCGGTCTCAGGTCTATCGCCGCCGGGTCGCCCACCCGGCCTTTCGCGACAAATGGCAGGCGGCGATGGATCAGGCGCTCGACCATCTGGAGGCTTATCTCTGGGACAAGGCGTTGGGCGCCACGGGACAACAGGATAGGGCAGACGGAGGCAAAGCCCCGGTGATTGATGAGAAGGTGGCGATCTTTCTGCTGAAAGCCCACCGGCCGGAAATTTTTGGCGACGGTAAGCGGCGACCAACTTCCCTCCGTAAAGGCAAAACCCTGTCCCCCCGGGCGCGGTTGCTTAAAAAGTTGGACCAAATGGGGGATCACGCCCCGACCAAAGATTGAGACATTTGTGACAGATCACCGTTCGCTCGCCGAGGCAATCGCGGCCATGGAGCCCGCACGTCGTAAAGAACTGTTGCACGGCCTGTCGCCGGAGGAATGTGAGGCGCTGCTTTATGACTGGTCCTTCTGGGCGCGGCACAATCAGTTGCCGCCCGACGGCGACTGGTTCTGCTGGTTGATCCTCGCCGGGCGCGGCTTTGGCAAGACCCGCACGGCGGTGGAATGGATCCGCACCCTGGTGGAAGGCGACAGCCCGCTCGTCGCGCCAAAGGCCGCCCCGGACCGGATCGCTTTGGTGGCGGATAATTTTCTTGAGGGGCGACTGACCATGATCGAGGGCGAAAGCGGCCTGCTGGCGGTCTGCCCACCGGATTACCGTCCGGTCTTCGAGAGCAGCAACAAGAAACTGATCTGGCCCAACGGCATTCAGGCCTTCCTTTATTCGGCGGAAAGCCCCGATCAGCTGCGCGGGCCGCAGCATCAGGTGGCCTGGGCCGACGAGCTCGCCAAATGGCGCTATGTCGAGGATACCTGGTCGAATCTGCTGCTCGGGCTGCGTCTGGGCAAGATGCCACAGGTGCTGGTGACCACCACGCCGCGCAATATTCCCCTGTGCCGGGACTTGGTGGCGGACCCGCGAACCCGGGTGGTGCGCGGCTCGACCTATGACAATCGCGCCCATTTGCCGCAAAGTTTCTTTGATCAGGTGGTGGCGCAATATGAAGGCAGCCGTATTGGCCGTCAGGAAATTTACGGTGAGATTCTCACCGATGTGCCGGGGGCCTTGTGGAGCCGGCCGCTGCTGGATGATAACCGGGCCGGGGATCTGCCCGACCTTGACCGTATCGTGGTGGCGGTGGACCCGCCGGTGACCAGCGGCAAGAAGGCCGATACCTGTGGCATCATTGTCGCGGCGCGGGACCGGGCGGGGCAGGGCTATATCATCGCCGATTGTTCGGTGCAGGGGTTGAGCCCTCACGGCTGGGCCCGGGCGGCGCTGGCGGCTTACGCCCGCTATGAGGCCGACCGGCTGGTGGCCGAGGTCAATAATGGTGGTGAGCTGGTGGAAAGCCTGCTGCGCCAGATCGATCCCGAGCTCAGTTACCGCGCGGTGCGCGCCAGTCGCGGCAAGGTGCTGCGGGCGGAACCGGTGGCGGCGCTGTATGAGCAAGGACGCATCAAACATTGCGGCACTTTCGCGGCTCTCGAAGACCAGATGTGCGGCCTGACCAGTGACGGCCCGAGCGACGGCAAAAGCCCGGACCGGGTCGACGCGCTGGTCTGGGCCCTGACCGAATTGCTGCTGAAAGCCCGGGGGCAGCCGCAAATACGCAATATTTAATAAAACAACCTTTGTCTTCTTGCGAAGACAATCCGGACGGCGGCTTGGGGCCGCACCTGCAAACTTTTGAACCGCTATTGAGTACCCGTGCAGCGCACGCGGTGACCTGCGCCGTTTGTCCGGACCTTATATTTACTCAGAACAGGAGCACGTTATGGGCGCGATAGATCGCTTGTTTGGCCGCAAAAGCAGGGCCCAAAAAGCCCCGGCCCACGAAGAAAAGCAGTCGGCGACGGCGGCCTTGCGCGGGGCGGAAAGCCTGTGGATGGGCTGGGCCGATCCGCGCTGGACCGGACGGGTCTATGAAAAGCTCGCCGAGGAAGGCTACCGCAAGAATGTCATTGCCCATCGGGCGGTGCGCATACTGGCGGAATGCGCCGCCTCGGTGCCGCTCCGGCTGTATCGCGGCGATAAGAAACTGGCGCATCATCCCCTGCTTGATTTGTTGGAGCGGCCCAACCCGTCTCAAGGGCGGGCGGCCTTTTTCGAAAGCGCCTACGCCTTTCTCAATATCGCCGGCAACAGCTATCTTGAAGCCGCCCTCGGCCCCGACGCCCGCCCGGCGGAACTTTATGTGCTGCGCCCTGACCGGATGAAGATCGTGCCGGGGCTCGGCGGCTGGCCCAAGGCCTATGTCTATAGTCTGTCTGGTCGCCAGCATTCTTTTGCCGTCGATCAGGTGACGGGCGAGAGCCTGATCCTGCAGCTCAAGACCTTTCACCCACTGGATGATTATTACGGTCTGTCGCCTTTGGAGGCGGCGGCCTATAGCGTCGATATCCATAACGGCGCGTCGGGCTGGAACAAGGCGCTGCTCGATAATTCGGCCCGGCCCTCGGGCGCGCTGGTGTTCGAGCCGAAAGAGGGCAACGCGAGCCTCAGCCGCGAACAATTCGACCGGCTGAAGGCGGAGATGGAGGAAAATTTTCAAGGCAGTCATAACGCCCGCCGTCCCCTGTTGCTCGAGGGCGGTCTGAAATGGCAGCAGATGGCTTTTTCCCCCGCCGACATGGACTTCATCAATGCCAAGCATGTGGCGGCGCGGGAAATAGCACTGGCCTTCGGGGTGCCGCCGATGATGATGAGCATTCCCGGCGACAATACCTACAGCAATTATCAGGAAGCCAACCGCGCTCTGTGGCGGCTGACCCTTCTGCCGATGATGGACAAGATGATGTCGTCGCTGAACCGCTGGCTCACGCCGCAGTTCGGAGATGACCTGACGCTCAGCTACGACCAGGACGCCATTCCGGCCCTGAGCGCCGACCGTCAGGCCCTGTGGCAGCGGATCGGGCAGGCGGACTTTATGACCCTTAACGAGAAGCGCGCCGCCCTCGGGCTCGGGCCTTTGCCCAATGGCGACAGCCTGTCATGAGAATCGGGGCCGGCCTCACCCAGGCGGTGCGTCAGGCGGAACGGCAGGGCATCGCCCCGGAACTTATTTATGACCTGATTGAGCAGGCCTCGGAAGAAGGCGCGCGGCGGGCCTTGGCGCAGCTGGGGCTCAGCGATGGTCAGGCGGGCACTGACATCACCGAATTGCGCCTGCTGCTCGACAGTTGGCGTGACGTGCGCCGCACCGCGCTGCAGGCCTTGGTGCGCTGGCTGATGCGCTTGTGTTTCTCGGCCCTGATCCTCGGGCTGGCGGTGAAATTCAAGCTTCTGCAACTCGGACAAATTTTTGGACAATGAATGAAAAACTCACTTTACGCCACCCCTGATATCAAGGCTGACGTCATGACCGCGCTCGGCCATTTCGCGGGCTATGCCAGCATATTTCATGTGGTCGACCGGGGTCGGGACCTGATCCTGCCCGGGGCCTTTCAACAGTCCTTAAAAGACCGGGGCGCTGCCGGGGTGAAACTTCTGTGGCAGCATGACCCGAAGGAGCCGGTCGGCGTGATTGACGAACTGCGGGAAGACGGGCGCGGGCTGTATGTCCGGGGCCGTCTGATGTTGCAGGTGGCGCGGGCGCGGGCGGCGGCGGATTTGCTTGCCGCCGGGGCGCTCGACGGCTTGTCAATCGGCTTTCACACGGTGGAAAGTGATCAAAGGTCGGACGGCGTGCGGCTGCTGCGGCGGGTGGATCTGTGGGAGATCTCCCTGGTGACCTTCCCGATGAATGAACAGGCGCGCATCTCTCACTTCAAGTCCGCCGCGCAGCAGGCCACCGAGACCGCGGACCTTATTACGTCACTCACCCATCTTACGCAACTCATGACCCCCCTATCATCACAGAAAGGATGACTTCCATGACATTAGAGACCAAAGAGGCGCTGGAAAATCTCAGCCGCGCCTTCGAACAGTTTAAAACCACCAACGACGATCGCCTGGGCGAAATCGAACGCAAGGGCCAGGCGGACGTCGTGACCGAGGAGAAGCTCGCGCGCCTCGATCAGGAGATCCAGCGCCTGCACAATATGACCCGCAGCCTGCATATGGCGGGAGGGCGCCCCGCCCTCGACGGCAAGACGGCAGATTCCGGCCCCGACCTGCAACAGAAAGCGCAGTTCTTCGATGGTTTTATTCGTAAAGGACAGGAGATCACGCTGGATCAGAAAGCTTTGAGCACGGCGGTAGATACCGACGGGGGTTATACGGTGCCGGTGGCGCTGGATCAGCAGATCGAGAAACGCCTGCGGGACATATCGCCGATCCGGGCCGAGGCCCATGTGATCGCCATCGGCACGTCGCGCTATAAGAAGCTGGTCAATACCGGCGGCATGACCTCGGGCTGGGTGTCCGAGAGTGGGGCGCGGATTGAGACCGACAGCCCGAGTTTTCAGGAAATCGAACCGCCGCTCGGCGAGATTTACGCCAATCCGGCGGCGACCCAGACCATGCTGGATGACGCCTTCTTCAATGTGGAAAGCTGGTTGTCCGAGGAGCTGGCGGAAGAGTTTGCCCAGCAGGAAAACGCCGCCTTCGTTACGGGCGACGGGGTCAACAAGCCGAAAGGTTTCCTCACCTACGCCCTGTCGGCCAATGATGACGGCAGCCGGGCCTTCGGCGAGATCGAGACGCTGGCCACCGGGGTGGCGGGTAACTGGGCGGCAACGGACCCGTCAGATATCCTCGTCGATATGGTGCATGCGCTGAAAAGCGGGTACCGGGCCGAGGCGAAATTCTACATGAACACCGGCCTGCTCAGTGAAATCCGCAAATTCAAGGATGCCGACGGTCATTATCTCTGGCGGCCGGGCCTGGAAAGCGGCGCGGCGGCAACCTTGCTCGGCTATCCGGTGGTCGAGGTGGCCGAGATGCCGAACCGGGCGGTGTTCTCCCTGTCGCTGTGTTTCGCCAATATGAAGCGGGCCTATAGCGTCACCGACCGCATGGGAACCCGGATATTGCGCGATCCCTATTCCCACAAGCCCTATGTGCATTTCTACACCACCAAACGGGTCGGTGGCGCGGTGACCAATGATCAGGCGATCAAGCTGCTGCAGTTCAGCGCTTAAAAAAGTTTCCTCCAGCCTGGAGAAGGCGGCGGGTGACTGCCGTCTTCTCCTTTTTTGAAAGGGTTTCTGATGCATCTGGAACTTGTCACAGCCCCTGTTGGCTTGCCGGCGCAAGTCGATGAACTGCGCGACCACCTGAAGATTTCTCATATGGACGAAGATGGGGTGTTAACCACTTATCTTCAGGCGGCGACAGCGGCCTGTGAATGTTATCTCGGGCGAAAATTGCTGGCTCAGCAATGGCGGCTGACCCTGAATGACTGGGGCGACGGCATTGTCACCCTGCCGTTATCACCGGTCCTGTCGGTTGATGAGGTAAGGGTCTGGCGCGCGGGGGCGTTCGAGACGTTGGACCCGGCGATGTTGCTGCTCGATCACGCCTCTTACGAGGCGCGCCTGATGAGCCGGGAAGGCAGCGTCTTTCCCGACCCCGACCGGCAGATGGCCGGCATTGAAATCAGTTTCAGCGCCGGATTTGGGGCGAACCCCAACGCCCTGCCGCCGGACCTGCGGCAGGGAATCTTGCTGTGGGTCGGGGCGCTCTACGATCCCGAAAGCCCGGCGATGGCGCAGGGGGCGGCACTTGCCGAAAGGCTGTGGCAGCCTTACCGCCGGATGGTGCTGTAATGACCCGCGCTCTGCATGAAAAAATCATCTGCCAGAAACCGGTGTTGCTGGCCAGCGGCGCCGGGGAACAGCATGACAGCTGGGAGGATATTGCCGAGGTCTGGGCGGCGGCGACACGGGTGTCTGACCGACCCGAGACAGAGGCGCGGCAAACCCGTTTCACCACATCTTATCGCCTTCTGATGCGTCATCAGGATATTCTGGAGGAGACCCGCCGTATTCTGTGGCGGGGTAAAATTTATCAGGTGACGGGGATGGGTCAGCCGAACGCCCGGGGTCAAATGCTGGAAATCATGGTGCGCGAGGAACTGCCCGCATGACGGTGGAAAAATTATCCCGTGATCTGGACCAGCAGGCCCGGCTCTATGAACGGCGCCTGGCGGAGATGGTCGATCAGCTGGCGGCGGCGGTGGTGCGCGGGGCGCGGGCGCGGGTTTTGCGCAATCTGAAGCATCCGAAAGATCATAGCGATCTGGCCGCATCCCTCCGGGTGGAAAAAGATCCTGCGGGTGACCTGCGGGTGATCACCGATCTGCCTTATGCCCGCTATTTGGAATTTGGCACCCGTTATCAGGCGGCGCGCCCTTTCCTCACCCCGGCGGTGGAGGAGGTGAAAGTCGCCTTCGCCGGGCTCAGGCACCGCTCTCAACAGGAATAATGACATGACGTTTCTCGCATCCGACAGCCTGTGGCAGGCGATCTATGACCGGCTGAGCGCTGATGCCGCCCTGATGGTGGAAATTTCCGGCATTTATGACACGGCCCCGGAAGGACGGCCCTTGCCCTATATCACCATCGGTGAAGGGGTGGTCAGCGACTGGTCGGCCAAGGATTTCTCCGGTCAGGAACATCTGTTGGATATTCATATCTGGGCGCGCGGCCGGGGCGGCGGCGCGGTGCGCGGTCTGGCGGATCAGGTGGCGGCGTTGCTCAGCGACGCGGATTTGATTTTGACCGGGCATCAACTGGCCCGACTGGAATTTCGCCTGTTCGAGAATTTCTTTGACAGCGACGGTCGGGTGCGCCACGGCGTGCTCCGTTTTCGCGCCCGCACCAGACAGATCATTTAAGCATTCAACCAGACAGGAGATCCAGAGATGGCGATCGAAAAGGGACGGGCGTTCTTGCTCAAAATAGGCGACGGCGGCGGGCCGGAAAATTTCGCAGTGATCGGCGGCATGCGCTCGACGTCGCTGCGGATCAATAATGAAACCGTCGATGTCACCAACAAGACCTCGGGCGGCTGGCGCGAGCTTTTGTCCGGGGCGGGCATTCGTCATGTTTCCCTGTCCGGTGGCGGCATCTTCACCGACAGTGCGGCGGAAAATCTGCTGCAGGCCAAGGCGCTGACCAGCAGCGTTGATAATTATGAGGTGGTGTTTGAAAGCGGCGGCAAATTCACCGGCGGCTTTCAGGTGACCTCGCTGGAATATACCGGGGATTATAACGGCGAGCGCAGTTATGCCTTGAGCCTCGAGAGCTCCGGGGTGGTGAGTTATGTCTGAGGGCTTTAAAAACAGCCTGCATCTGCGGCTGGGCGGCGACGACTATCGCCTGCGGCCCACCTTCCAGGCGATTATGGATATGGAGGAGCGGCTCGGCGGGCTGCTCGGCCTGGCGGTGCGGGCGGCGGAGGGCGATTTCGGTCTCAAGGAAATGACGGTAATCATCTGGGCCTGCATGGAAGAGCGACTGGCGTTCGACAAGGTGGGGACGTTGATTCTCGCGCAGGGGCTGACGGAGGTCAGTCCGGTGGTGCGGGCGCTGCTGACCCTGTGCCTGACGGGGGCTCAGGAATCTCCCGAAAGATGACAGAGATCAACTGGCGGCGCTATGCGGAGGTGGCCTATGTCAGCTTCGGCTGGTCGCCGGAGACTTTCTGGCGGGCGACGCCGATGGATTTCTGGTGCGCCTATCACGGATTTCGAAAATTGCGCGGCGATGGCCATGGGGATCCCCTCAGCCGTGCCGAATTGAATGATTTGCTGAAAAGCACTTTGCGGCGCGATAAAGAATCGCTAGACTGAGACTATGAGACAAAAAGCAACAGATAAACCGGCCAAGACCCTGCGCCAGCGGGTCGCCGATCGCAAGGCGGGCATTAAGCCGGAGCAGGACCCGCGTCGGGAGAAAATCCTTGGCCGGGTGCGGCTCGCCGCCAATCTGTCGCAAGGGGTGGGGCTGGTGATGTTGCTGGTGGTGCTGGCGCAATATATCAGCAGCGGCTATGCGGTGATGAACTGGATTGAGGTGATGGTCTATTCCGCCTTGTTCCTGGTCGGCCGCGCCGTGACATCTTTCCTCAATCTGAGCAATATCACGCGATAGCTTTTTATACCTGAATTAATCCAAAAGTAGCACCTGCCCGAGCGCTTATCTTCCTCATCGCCCTGTATCGCCCGGCGGCCTTTTATTTTCGCCTGATGGCCGGGCGTTATCTTGGGGGACGTTTCCGGCGGTAGAGGCTACAACCTCCTTTTAGCCGTCAGGCCCATTTTCAGGACATTTACCATGACAGAAACCACAATCGACAGCCTGGTCGTCAAGATCAGGGGGGATGGCGCCGACCTGCGCGCAGAGTTGGGAACCATCAAGCGGGAGTTTGACAGTCTTGACCAGATCGCGACCCAGACCGCTGAGGGCTTGACCCGAACTTTCAGCGATTTCGCCCGCTCCGGCGAGCTGAGTTTTAAAAGCCTCGGTCAGGTGGCGCAATCGGTGCTCGCCGATATCGCCAATAGCGCCCTTCAATCGGGGCTCTCCAATCTATTTGGCGACAGCAACGGTGACATGGGCGGCGCCATCGGCAGTTTCTTTGGCAGTCTTTTTGGCCGCGCCGGGGGCGGCACCGTCGGGGCGCGACAGCCCTATCTGGTCGGCGAACGCGGGCCGGAACTGTTTGTGCCGAGTGGTCCCGGGCGTATTCTGCCCCGGGCCGAGGCGGCGCGCATCGGCGGGGCGGGTTCTGGTCGGGCGGCCCCCCAGATCACCATCAATATCACCAATCAGGGCGGAGGTCAGGATATGACCCGTCGCAGCGCCGGTCAGGTGGCGGTGGCTGTACGCCGCGCCATGGACCGGGCCGAGAGGGACCTGTAATGTATTGGCTGGCCGGGGAAGGCGATCAAACCGACCAGGGGTTCATCCGGCGGTTTTCGCCGCGCTTCTGGACGCTGAATTTTCCGCGCCCGATGACAGCATCTCTGATCACCACCGGTTTTGACAGCCTGCAGATCGACCTGACCTATTATCGCCATGAGGATCTCTGCGGCCTGATCTGGCAGACGGAAGACACCCTGGATCATCCCTTCCATCGTTATCAGACCCGCCGGGATTATCGCCATACGCTGCTGCAGTTCCGCTGGCAATCGAACGGCCTTCGCCCGCTGGACGGGTTGCACAGCCCGACCCTGACCATTGAGGGACGGGACAGTGAGGGCGTGCCGCGGGTCTGGTATGTGCGGCTGTGGAATTATGCGGTGGGCGGGCCGGAAGATGCCGTGATTACCCTCGATTTTGATGCGCTGGCCGGGGGGTTTATGCATCCGGAGGAGGCTGATCCGGTCTGGCCGCAAGATATTGACCGGCTGTTTATCAGCATGGTGGCACCGGAATTTGACGGGGTGACAACAGGGCCTCTGCCCTCGGCGCGGGACAGTCAGGTGATCCTGTCGCAGATCACCGTCACCGGCCCGACCTCGACATTGAAAATCGGCGACGGTTATGTCAGTCCCCACGACCTGCGCATCGCCAATGGCTATGACGATGTCTATAACCAGACACCGGAACGGGTGATCTGGAACATGCTGAAAGCGGGCTATCGCGGCTGGATCACTCATTATATCGGGATGAGTCATTATTTCAGTCTCACCTGGCAGGCGGGGACGGCCCGCTATGTGGTCGACCCCGCCAAACCGGCGTTGAATGTTGCGGCGGCGCGCTGGCATGAAAATTTCCTCACCCTCGCCCGGCAGTTTGATGTTCAGGTGATTCTGTCCCTGTCCTATGAAATCCTGGCGGAGAATATGCCCGAAGACTGGCAACAACGCGCCCATGACGCCAGCCCGGCCCGCACCGGCTGGACTCCGCCGTCGGGTCTGATCGCCCCGACCAATGATGACGCTCTCGCTTATTTGCGCGATGTGTTTCTCGCCCTCGGGCAGCTGGCGGCGGGCGCCGGGCTGGAAATTCATCTCCAGATTGGCGAGCCCTGGTGGTGGATCGCCGACGGGGTCGGGGCGCCGCATTTCTATGATGATGTCACGACGGCGCGCTATGCCGTGGAAACCGGACAACCCGTGTCCACGCCGCATCTTCTTGCCTCAGAAACGGCAACCCCGGACCAGCAGCTCTATCTCGACTGGCTCGGCGACAAGCTCGGGCAATCGACCCTGTGGCTGCGCGATCAGATCAGGGCAGGTCTGCCGACAGCAAAGGTGGGACTGTTGTTTTACAGCCCGCAGGTGATGCGGCAGGATGCACCCATGGCGGAGACGGTCAATTTCCCCGTCGTCTCATGGGCCCATCCGGCCTTCGATTTCTGGCAGCTGGAGGATTATGACTTCGTGCTCGACGGGGTCTGGGGGGAAAAGACGCAGGCGATTGACAAAATAGATCAGCAGCTGGGCTACCCCCGCGCCAGCAGCCATTATTTCGCCGGGTTTAATCTGTCGGCGAGCACGCCGGAAAACTGGCGCAATATCGACCAGGCCATTGGCGGTGGTTTTGCAGCGGGCTTCGCTGAGGTCTTTGTCTGGGCCTATCCCCAGCTGCAGCGCGACGGGGTGATATATGGCATGGATCAGGAGCAGGATATGACAGGATTTCACGAGATACGGCTGCCGGTGGATATCAGCTTTGGCGCCAGCGGCGGGCCGCAATTTATGACCAGCATCGTGACGCTGGCCTCAGGTCATGAGCAGCGCAACCGCGAATGGCAGGAGGCGCGCAATCTCTATGACATTGGTTACGGCTTGCGGTCGGAGCAGGATCTCGCGGAGGTGATCGGTTTCTTCCGCGCCCGCGCCGGTCGGGCTTACGGTTTCCGCTATAAAGACTGGCTTGATTTCAGCAGCGGGACGCCGGGCGCGGCGGTGAGCGCCAATGATCAGGAGATCGGCACCGGTGACGGCGCGACAGTGGGATTCCAGCTGGTGAAAAAATATGACAGCGGCGGTGAACATCACCTGCGCACCATTACCAAGCCCGTGGCGGGAACGGTTCTTGTGGCGCTGGACGGTATTGTCCAGTCCGCAGGCTGGCAGGTGGACCTGACCACGGGGGAGATCACTTTCGAGGTGGCGCCGACAAATGGGACCGTAATCACCGCCGGGTTTGAATTTGATGTACCGGTGCGTTTCGCCGAAGACAGCCTGACCGTGACCCAGGAAAATTTCCGCGCCGGACAGCTGCCGAACATTTCCCTGATCGAGGTGCGGCTGTGAGATGAAACAGATTTCCCTGGACCTCAAAACCCATCTGGCGGGGGAGGTGACGACTTTGGTCACCTGCTGGCGGCTGACCCGGCGTGACGGGTGCAGACTGGCCTTCACCACCCATGACCAGATACTCAGGATTGATCATGTGAGTTTCCGGCCGGTGAATAGTTTTTTCTCTACGGCGGTGAGCAGCAGCAACGCCCTGAATGTGGATAATCTGGCGGTCGATATGATGTTGAGCAGCGAGGGCATTGACGAGAGGGACATCCGCGCCGGGCTTTATGACCATGCGGCGATCGAGATCTTTCAGGTCAACTGGCAGGACCTGTCCCAGGGAAAATTGCCGATCCGCAAAGGCTGGCTCGGGGAATTCAGCCTCAAGGACGATCAGTTCACCGTGGAAATTCGCGGCCTCAGTCAGAAATTGCAGCAGACCATCGGTGATGTCTTCTCACCGGATTGCCGGGCCGATCTCGGCGGGGACCGCTGCCATGTCAATCTGGAAAAAGTTTCGCGTCTCGGTCGGGTGACGGCGGTTCTGGAGCCGGACCGTTTTCAGGACAGTGGGCGGGCGGAAGCCGGTGGCTGGTATGATTATGGGGTGCTACGCTGGATATCCGGGGAAAATGCCGGCCTGAAGAGCGAAATCAAACGCTATACGGTGGGTGACTTCCGTCTGTATGATGATCTCAAATCGCCCATCGCGGTGGGGGATATTTATCTGGCGGTGGCGGGCTGTGACAAACGCGCCGCTACCTGCAAGGCCAAATTTGAGAATTTCGCCAATTTCAGGGGCGAGACAGCGATACCGGGCACGGATGCCCTTTATCGCTATCCCGGCCTGAAATAGGATTATTTTTTCGCCGCAGCCTTTTTAGGCGCTGCTTTTTTCGCCGCAGGTTTCTTGGCGGGTGTTTTCTTCGGGGCGGTTTTTTTCGGCGCCGCTTTTGTGTCTTCCGCCGGGGCGGCGTCTTCCACAGGGGCTTCCGGCTCAACTTCTTTCCACTGATCAGGATAGAGACGCTGATGGATCTGGTTTACCCGATTGCTGACATCGGCGATGGCTTTCAACAGCGCATCGAGATTATAGCTAACACCACGGAAGGCGTAAATTTTTGTGGTCGGATCAAAGGCGCGGAAGATATTCTTCGGCTCCACATCCTTATGGCGACTGTTGGCGATATCGCCTATGAAATCATAGAGGATATATTGATCCTTGGACTGGGCGATCCACTGGTCATTGGCTTCATCGGCCTGATCGACCAGGGCCAGAATATTTTCGTTATTCAACGGATATTTTTCCGGCAGCTCAAGAACCTGGCGCAGGCCGGCGGCCCGTTCCTTGCCTTTTTTACGCGGGGACCACAACATGCGGGCCAGTTGGTTGCTGCCTAGCATGATATTCTGCAGGCCGAAAAACGCGCCGACGGCGGCCTGGTTTTCCATTGACTGGTTCAGAATATCCACGCTCGCCTCGATAAAGCGGCACTGGTTTCTTAATTCGTGAATATGCAACCCAATTACATTCATGTCCATGCGGAACAAATCCTTCTATATTTTTTTATGATGAACAGTGATACCAAATTTTTTTTCAAATGACCACAGGTGATCTGCAGCGAAAACCCATATTTTTGGCGGCCCGCGCCTGTGTTGGCTGTCCGTTCCGCCATCAAGGCCGTATTCCGGCGACAGGACTAGATTGTGTGGGGCTGATTGTCCATGTGGCGACAGCATTACGGCTTGGATATTTTGACCGGCGGGACTATCGGAAAATCCCCGGCAGGCGGGCGATTTCCCGAGCGGCGGAACAGGCGGGGTTTCGGCCCGTCGCGGTTTCTGACCGGCGAGCGGGAGATGTGGTGATCCTGCGGTTCGGTCGGACCCTGGAGCATGCGGGCATCCTGTCCGACCGGGGTCTGGTTCATGCCTGTGAAAAATTTGGCCAGGTGGTGGAACATCGTCTGGACAAAGACTGGGTGGCGCGCATCACCCATATATACGCCTTCCCCTCCATAAAAGAGCAGGACTAGCATATGGCATCACTGGTTTTAACGGCCGTTGGCACCTATTTCGGCGGACCCATCGGCGGCATGATCGGTGGCATGGTCGGTCAACAGGTCGATAAGGTGATTTTTAGCAGCCACAGCAGCCACACTCAGGAAGGTCCGCGCCTGAATGACCTGACGGTGCAGACCTCATCCTACGGGGTGGCGATCCCCCGGGTATATGGGACACTGCGGTTGCCGGGAAATGTGGTCTGGTCATCGGGCCTGAAGGAGACGCGCCAGGAGGCGTCCGAAAGCACAGGCGGTAAGGGCGGCGGGGCGACAGTAAAGACCGTGACATATTCCTATACAGTCTCCTTTGCGGTGGTGTTGTCCGGCCGGGAAATTCATGATGTCGGCCAGATCTGGGCTGATGGCAAGTTGCTGCGTGATGGCGCTGGCAAACTGGCGGTCGACGGCGCGGTGAGAATTTATACCGGTCAGCCCGGTCAGCAGCCAGATCCTGTGATAGAGGCCCTGGAAGGTCAGGAGAATGTTAACGCCTTTCAGGGACGCGCCTATGTGGTGTTTGAAGATCTTGCGCTTGGTGAATATGCCAACCGCATTCCCAATATGACGTTCGAGGTCGTGGGCGATGCAACAGGGGATGTGGCGCTGGCGACCATTGTCGTGGACATTTGCCGGTTGAGCGATTTGTCGGCCATTGATGTTTCGGCGCTAGATCAGCGGGTGGCCGGTTATATGATTCCGGGACCGGTGCAATCCCGCCGGGCGCTGGAAGAACTGGCGCAGATTTATCACTTCGATATGGTGGAACAATTGGAGGGACTGGTGTTTCGCCCGTTGGGGCGACCTGCAGTACAGATGATTGCTGATGCGGATGTGGTCAAGCGCGGGCAGGGCGACACTTCGGGGGAGAAAATCACCCGAAGCCGGCAGCATGATCTGGAACTGCCCCGGGAAATCGGTATGTCTTTTATTGACCCGGCCCGCGATTATCAGACCGGACACCAGCGGGCCCGTCGTCAAACCGGGGCGAGCCACATGGTAAAGGAAAGCAGCCATGCCCTGGTGCTGTCCGCCTCTACCGCCAAGGCGGTGTCAGAGGTGAGACTGGACCTGGCTTGGTACGGGCGGGAAAGGGTGCAGGTTGTTTTGCCGCCGCGTTTTGCGGATCTGTCGCCCGGGGATGTGATTACCTTGCCGGCGGCCGGGGGCGATCAGGAATATATGGTGCAGGAAACGGAACTGAGTCCTGCCGGTCTGATCTGTCAGGCGGTGAAATTCTCCGCCAGGCTGCTGGACCGTGTGGCGGTGGCCGACAGTGGTGCTGTGCCGCCCCAAACGGTGCCCGACCTTGCCGAAACGATGTTGTTTGCCCTTGATATGCCGGCGATAACGGCGGAAGAAGTGATCAGTCCGGTGATGTTTTGGGCGGTGGCGGCGGGGGCGGGAAAATGGGAAGGGGCGCGGTTGTATCTTTCCCGGGATGGCGGGGACAGTTACAGCCCCTTGGGGGCGCATGTGCATCCGGCGGTCACCGGGATTGTTGAAAATTTTCTCAGTAACGGCCCGACCGCCTATTGGGACACGGCCAGTGAAATTCTGGTGCGGCTGGATCGGGCGGATCACGGCCTCGCCTCATCGGACAAGGGAGCGGTGTTGCGGGGGGCGAACCTTGCCTGGGTCGCAGGGGAAATCGTGCAATTTCAAAATGCAGAAGAACTGCCCGATGGCCGTTTCCGCCTGACGCATTTGTTGCGTGGGCGACGCGGGACGGAACATTATGTTGCCGGACATGGGGCGGGTGCGCCGTTCGTGCTGCTTACGCCGGCGGCAGTGGCGGTGGCGGGGCTCAATCTGGCGGATGTTGGCCGGGCCTTGAAATTGAAGGCGGTGACCGTGGGCGGACTGCTGGATGATACCCCGGCGGTTGACCTGGTGTTTCAGGCCCGCGTCTTGACGCCTTTCGCTCCGGTGCGGGCGACGGCGACGCGGGACGGGGCGGGTAATATCACGTTGTTCTGGATCCGCCGCAGCCGGGTGGGCGGCGATTGGCAGGATCATGCGGATGTGCCGCTTGGCGAACGTTATGAAAAATATGATATCGAGATACTTGATGCAGCGATCCCTGTGCGGACCCTGACCAGTGAAGCCCCGACCTGCTTTTATCCCGTCACGCAGCAGGTGTCGGATTTTGGTGCTGTTCAGACGAGCCTTACGGTCAGGATCATGCAGCTCAGCGATACGGTGGGGCGGGGGCAGCCGCTCACCGTAACCCTGTAACCACTCTATTTCCCGAAAGGATACTTCTGATGACAGATCAAACCCCGCGGCTGCAAATGCCTTATATTATCGCCAGTCAGGCGCAAAAAGAGGTCAGCCATAATCAGGCGTTGAACCAGCTGGACGCACTGGTGCAGCCGGTGGTGGAAACGGCTGACCTGAGCGAACCGCCCCTGACCCCGATGGCGGGCGGATTGTGGCTGGTCGCCAGTGGCGCCAGTGGGGACTGGGCCGGGCATGAGGACCATGTGGCGCAATATATGGGGGGAGGGTGGCTTTTTTACGCTCCCTTTGAGGGCATGTGCGTGGGGGTGAAAGACCAGAATATAACCGCGAGATATGTGGCGGGACTGTGGCGAAAGGGGCAGGTCACGGGTCTGTCATTTGAAATTTCAGGACAGCAGGTGGTCGGGCCGCAGCAGGGGGCTGTTTCTGATCCGGTTGGGGGCGCAATCATAGACACAGAGGCGCGTTTGGCCCTTACTGAGCTTCTGGCGGCGCTCAGATATCACGGGCTGATTGCAGCCCTGTAA